TTCTTCAGTTGCGCCGTTGCAGCTTCCTGGGCGCTCTTCTGATCCGTATGTGTCTTGCGGATGATGTAGCGCGGACCCGCCTGACTGTCGGCGTCCTCGGTGGCCTCACCGGCATTGTCCGGGGCATCGCCGTACACCGACACCGCCCCGGCGACTATGCCCGCGACTGCCGGCACCTTGCGCTGTTCGGCTTCATTGAACCAATACGCGACCACCGACTGATAGTCGTTGCGCTCTTGGATCGTGACCCGGCCGCCGCTGTTCTCCGGGTCACTAATCACGACGGTCGGCAGAGCGGCGCCGGTGACGGTCTGGGCCACGCCCTTGGGCACCACCACCAGGCGACCGCCGACCGGCTTCGCCACGGCGCCCAGCTCACGAGCCAGGCGCGTCAGCAGATTCATATCGGATTCAGCACGCTGGTCGATATGGTTGAAAACATGCTTCGCCAGGTCTGGCGCCACGGCCGCGATGTAACCATGTTCGGTGGCCATCTTGCCGACCAGGGCGCCCAGGGTAATCCCGTCGAACGTGGCGTCACGTGGGGCCTTGATCCCGCCCAGCATCTTGGCCGCTTTGCCGTGGATCACCAGGGCCTGATCATCTAACGGCTCTTCCAGTTCGTCGACCTGATAGGCGCCTTTGAACACCAGGGCGCCCGGCTCGCCAATCCAAACTTTCAGTTCCGCGCCCGTCGACGGCAGACGAATCAGGTTGTCACGGTTATCCAGCTCAATCGCCACGGTGTCGCTGTCCTCGCCGGCAGAATCCTGCAAGGTCAGCTTGATAAAGCGCTTGCGCAGCATGGCGGTAATGTCGGCATCGTTGGCCGTGATTCGGTAGTCAGCTTTTTTCATGGTCGTCCTCAATCCCACAGCGACACTTGCCCAGGCGCTTGCGCCGGGGCAAGGTCTGGCAATTCGATCAACAGCCCTTCAGGCAGCACCGCGCCCCGCCGGCAAAGCCCTGGGTTGGCCTCTAAAACCGCTTCGGCGGTCCCTGGGCGAGCGCCGTAATGCACATGGCAAATGGCGTCGAGCATGTCACCCGGGCGGGTGCGGTAAGTCCTCATGCTTCATCCTCCCCGTACTCGGAAATTGACAGCGACCCCTTGCGCACCAGGGGCGTCCCGTCCTTGAGGAAAAACTCATCCGCCACGGTCAGGCCATCGATCACCCACAGCCCCAGGTCGGCCCCCGACTGCTTTAACTGGCCCTCCACCTTGGCCGTACCACCCGACACCAGGCGCAACGGTTCGCCCGCGTCGCCCATCATGCGCAGGCGGTCGAACAGCAACACGTCCGCGCGCGACTGCGGGTAAACGGTGATGTCGAAGGTTTTGCTAGTGCTGTCGGGGCCGTGGAACTGCTTGCCTGGTTTGGCCCCATAACGATCCTTCTTCGCCCAGCGCCAGGCCATAGAGGTCGACAACCCTTGATATTCGGTCGTGGCCACACTGAAGCGAAAGTCGCCCAGCGCCATCATTACTTCAGACATACCCCTCCCCCGCGAAAGCCGCCCGGGGGCAGTTTCGCTATTTCGCTATTTCACTAATTAGCCTTGGCCATCACCCAGGCGGCCGCGCTGCGACCGGCTGGCCTGGCGGTCGCGGGCATCCAGCTCGGCGCGCACTTTCTTCGCGACTTGCTCTTCCGACATGCCCGGGGCCGCTTGCACGACGATGCCGCCGTATTGATTGACCTGTTGCGTTGAAGGCGGCCGACCGGCCGGCGATGCCACGCCCCCCACTGGCGTCGCCAAGGGCGCCCCCGGTGCGGCTACCGCGCCCGCGCCCGGGGCAGACGGCGGTAGCGCGGCGTTCACCGCGTCGGTGGCACCGGTGATTTTCTGCGTGATGGCGACCGCGCCGTCGCCCAGAAAGCCCCCGACCTTGTCCATGATGGACGTGACCGGTGCCAGAACCTTGTCCGTCAGCCATTGGGTCGACTCCGCAAACACGCTCTTGATGCGATCCCAAAGCGTACCGAAGAACGTAAACAATGGTTCCCACGCCTCGGTTACCAGCGCCAGAGGGGAATCGGCCATCAGCGCCTTAATGAATTCACAGGCTGTCGAGAACAGCACCTTGACGCGCTCCCACAGCCCACTAAAGAACGCCACAAGCGGCTCCCATACCAGGAAGATCGACCAGACAAAGGCGAAATTCATCAGCGCTTTGATGAACTCCCAAGCCGCTGAGAACACCATTTTGACGCTGGCCCATAGGCCGCTGAAAAAGGCGGTCAGCGGCGCCCATGTCTGCATCAGCAAGGCCAGCGGCGAATAGACCAACAACTCCTTGATGACTTCACAGGCCGCCGAGAACACGACCTTGATGCGCTCCCACAGCCCGCCAAAGAAGCCTTTCAGCGGCTCCCAATAGCGCACCACCAGGGCCACCGCACCCACCAATGCCAATATGCCGGCAATCACCAGGCCGATAGGATTGGCCGACATGGCCACGTTTAACGCCCATTGCGCCGCCGTCATCACCGCCGCGCCTACGGCGTAGGCACGACTTGCCGTGCCCAGCAGGAACACCCCCGTCGCGGCGGCGATCGATCGTACCCGCGTTACGAGTAACGCCGCTTGCGTGCGCAGGTTGGTCGCCGTGAAGAACATCAGCGAACGCCTGGCCAGCATCAGCCCATCGGAGAGGAACGCGAAGCCAAAGCGGGCGGCAATCGACGCCACCTTCAGGCCCACCAACCCGACCAGGGCAAAGCCAATCACCTGGGAGAGAAACGGAAAGCGCTCGGCCAGGCTGCCGATCAGGCTTGCCAACTGGCCCACGGCACCGGCGGCAAACATCATCGCCGGGGCGAGCACCGCGCCCAGCGTGACACTGGCGTTTTGAATGCGCTGGCTCATCAACTTGAACGACTCGTTCGGGCCGCTGTTCATGATTTGAGCCATGCGCTCAGTGGTCGACATGCCTGTTTTCAACGCTGCGCCCATGCCGCTGATGTTCTTTTTCAGCGAGTCAATTTCGGGATACAGCAGCTGGATCAGGGCGATAGCTTCGTCGGTGCCAAACGCCTTTTTCATCTCCTGGGTTTCCATCGCGTCCAGGGTGGCACCGTACTTCTTGCGCAGCACTTCCAGAATCGCCGGCATCGACAGCAGCTTGTCGTTGGCATCCATGAAAGAGACGCCCAGCTTTTCACTGGCCCCGGCGGCCGCACCTATAAACGAACGGTACTTCGTTGCCGCTTCAGAACCGGACATCGTGAGCTGAAGCTGGCCGAGAATGGCCAACTGCTCGGCAAACGGAATGTTCGCCGACGTGGCGGTCGCGCCCAAGTTGGTCAGCGCTGCCGACATCTGCTGCCCGTCCGACTTGAACACGTTGACCGTTTCGACCAGGCCCGCCGCGAAATACTTGCCGAACTCGATGTCGCGCTCTTCAGCGCTCATCTTGTCCCAGCCCGCTACCACCGCTTTACCGAACTCGTCGAACTGGCGGCGATACACACCGTAGCCGGTCGACATCAGCGACGTCATTTCGGCGGTGGTCGACTTGGTCGACTTGGCCACCAACGCGGCAATTTTGGTGAAGTCGCCGATAGCCTCGGCGCCCAGGGTGTCAATCGCCGACTTGATTTCGACCGCGCCGTCGATGAACTCCTTTTGCGTGGTGCCCGACCACAGGTTCGAAAACTCTTTGGCCTTGGCAGTAATCGAATCAATCCCCGCCTGATCCAGCCCCAGGGCTAAACCGTCATTGCGCGCGGTGACTACTTCGCCATAGGCATCGACCAACTGTTTCGCGCCGGCGATGGCCACCCCGACCCCGATGGCGTCAGCCGTCGCCGACATTTTCATGTCGCTGTTGCGCTGCTTGATTTCACCCAGGAGTTTTTGCTTTTCGGCAACCAGCGCCAAGGCTTTCTGTTCCTTGGCCAATTGCTCGTTGTAACGGCGCGTCTGCACCTCGATACGCCGCGTGGCCTCGGAAAGCCTGCCCGTGTTCACCCCCACGGCCGAAAGCTGCTGGCCGGTGCGCTGAAGCTCCAGGCGTTCGGACTGCTGTTGTGCCTGCAAGCGTTTGACCTGTTCGGCCGCCCGGGTAAATTCGTCCGTCATCTTGCGGGTCGGGTTGGCCGTAGCATTCAGCTGCTGCCCCAGGGCCTGCGCTTTGGATTGAGCCAGGGCCAGGGCCTGCGCCGTCTGGCCGGTGCGCGCCTCGAGCGCTTTGAAGTGCTCGATGTCCTTAGAGGTATTGCCCAGGCGCGACAGCTCGGACTGGGTCGCCTTGATTTTTTCACCCATCCGCGATGTGGTATCGGTCACCTTCAGAATGGGCCCGGTGATTTTGTCCACCAAACCCATGATCAGGTTTAGCCGCATTGAATTCGACATAGCCCACCCCAAAAAAAGGCCGGGCGGCCCCTCTCAGGACTGCCCGGCTCGGCCCTGCTCATACCGAGCAAGCGCGATCTTGTGCCAACGCATCAGCTCTTCAAGCCGCATGCGCTCCGTCGTCAGCGCATCCCAGCCGGTGAAGACCAGGAAAATGTCGGCTTCCGCCTCCATTACTTCGTGCGGTACGGCGGTCAATCCGTGAAAAAAGCGACCACCTCCGTCTGCACATTCAACAGGTCTTTGGGGGCCAGCAGGTCGAACTCGTTGGCGGTGATATTGGCGATACGCGGCACCAATACGCGGTGTGCGTTCACGCCCATGCGGATCACGTCGAACATATCCAGGCCGCGCAATTCGCCGGCACCTGGCTCGCGAAAGGTGACCTCAGTGATTTCAGTTTCGCCGCGCTTGATTGGACGGGTCAGGGTTACAGGCTTGCTCATGGGGATTCCTCAAAAATGGGGCAAAAAAAAGCCGACCCTTACTGGGCCAGCGCTGCGCGAATTTCTTTGTTGCGGTCCACGCCGTTGACGCGGAATTCGTTGTTGAGCTTGTCGATGTAAATCAGCTCTTTGCCATCCACCTCAAAGTGGAACAGCTCGACCGCGATGGCGAATTTCATGGTGGCCTCTTTTTCCGGCGCCCATTCGTTGAACTCGGCGGACTTCCAGAAGCCTTGCATCCGCACAATCACCGTCTTGATGATGCCGCCCACGTCGACCGCACCGCGCAGCGTGAACACCTCTTCACGGCTGTCACGCGCGCCCAGCAGGCCGGTAATGCGCTCGGAGTAGTCAGAGATAGTTACATCGCACTCCAGCTTTTCGAGGCGCCCCAGGTCGCGCTCGATGTCACCCGCGACGCCGGCCAGGGTCTGGTCCATCGTCTTGGTCACAACCTTGGGCAAGGTGGCGGTATTACAACGGCCGGCAAATGATTCGTCCTTGAAGAACGAATTCACGTCGACCAAAACACTAGGCAGCTTGGCGCCCATGGATCACCCCCTTACTCGAAAATGGCTTCGTTATATTTAGTGCTGATGTGCTGACGGAACGTCATACGCTCGGCCACGTCGTAGAAGCCCAGGTCGTAATCCCAATACACCTGGCCGGTACCGATGGCGGCTTGGTTCAACTCCTTGTCGACCCAGCATTCGCCGCCGCTGATCACATCGCGCGACTTCAATCGGCGGATCAGTTTGTTGACCCGGTTTTTCACGCCATCGACGTAACCTTGGGTGACGTTGCGGTCGAGCAATTCCTGGTGCGCATACAGGATCGAATCGCCGACGATGTAGCGAATCCGCTGGTGCGGCATCATCACGGAATTGGCCAAGCGGTTGCCGTACAGATACCAGCCGCCTTGCTGATTGACGATCACGGCCACGTTCTTGCTGTTGTACAAGTTGGCCTTGCTGGTGGTGCTGCCGATGGCATGATCGATCACTTCGGACGTGCCGAGGATGCCGAAGATTTTCCGGCTCGACGCACTGTTCCAATAGCCCTCTTCATTGTCGACGCGCACGATATGCCCGGCGATGGTCGACGACGCCTTGCGGGTCACAACCTGGCCGGTAACCTCGTCCAGCACCTTGACACCGCAGTTCACGAACAGCGTTTCTTGGTACAACGCCGCTTCGCCGATAACGGCGGAATAGCCTTTCTCGCTGCCGTCGATGATCGGAATCGCATTGAGCTTCTTCGCGACCACTTCCATTGCCGCACCCACGCCCGTCAAGTGACTGAACTCCGGGGCGATGATCAGCCGCGGGCGCACGCCGACCAGGGATTCGGCGGCCAGCAACGCTTTGAGGCCGGTGTATTTGCCGGTTTCGTTGTCGATGGTGCCGACCACCCCGGCGATTTGGGTTTCAGGGGTTTCCGTCGCGTCGACGCGCACCACCACGACCACCGCGCCGGACTGGCGGTAGATGTCGTTGAGCGCATCACGCAGGGTGCCGGTCATGCCGGCCTTGGCGATCAGCTTGTCGCTGTTGCACAGCACCGGGACATTGAGCGGAAACACCAACGGGTCGGCGTCGTCAGCGGTGGCCACCAGGCCGATAGTCGATGCCGCCAGGACTTCGATAGGACGGTCGAGGTTTTCGAGAAAAAACTGCTCGACCCCGTGCAGGTAATCAGCTGCCATTTCAATCTCCAGCAGAAAGCGAAAGCCCCCAGGCCGGGGACTTTCAGGCGTAAAAAAACCGCTTTCGCGGCTTGGGGTTGTTCTCAGCGGGGAGGCGCTGACTTAGATGGCGTCCAGCTCGGCGATCACCAGTTCGCCGGCAGCGACCACCGCTTCGACGGTGGCCAGTTCAGCCAGGGTCCCTTTGCCGCCGATCCGGACCGCCTCGATGCGGGCCGCCACGGCCAGCCAGGAATCACGGGCTTCAATCACCCGGGTTGCCTGCGCCTGCGGGGTAATCTGCAACGCCTCGGCTTCGGCCTTCAGCAACACATAGTCGCTGGCATCCGCTGGCGAGCCGGCCGCGATATAGCGTTCGGCTTCATTCGCCTTGAGCAAATACATGGAATCCTGGCCATCGATCCGGGTGGCATTGCGCGCGCGGGCCTGGGCCACGGCCGCGTCAATCCCTTTTTGGATCTCTTCAGCGGCAGCCCCCGCCAGCACCAACACTGGAATCCCTACCGCCAGTGCATCCTCGATAGTAAACGCCGAATAGAACTGGCCTTCATATGTGAAATTAAGCCGCATTATTAATCACCGAATTAAACAAGATTGACGTTAGTAACGACACTTCGGGTCGCGCCATTGGAGTCAAAAACAATGCCGGTAATATAATCACCCGACCACTTCGCGCCCGCCGGCAAGGTATTCGATTGCGCGGCAAAAATAATCGGACAACCAGCCGTCTCGACTAAAGGCGTGTTCTTAACTACCGGACCTACGCGGCTGATCTTGTTCAAGTACAGCGAAACAATACCGGTTTGCCCGTTGATGGTGTGACGAGTCAGGGCGGTGTCACCCAGCTCAATCTCACAGGTGGTCACATGAACCATACCCATCGGGCGGTCATAGCGACGGAACAAACCCGTGTAGACGTTGTTCAACGTTGACTCGGGCTTTGAATAATTGGCCGTGCGAACGCGGATACCCCCTAAAACAACGGTGGAACTGTCCATCATAAAACCGGTGGTCGAGTTTTCCGTAGCCCCAGCGCCGTCAGAGGTGTTCGCCGGCACGCAGATATTGCGCAAGGTCGGCATAACCGCCTCACCCTCGGCGACAGTAATAGTGATGTTCTTGGACACCACGAAAATCAAACTGTCGATCACATGTTCATGACCAAATAACCGGATGTAACCACCACCGCCGTAAGGAATGGTGTTCACGGCCTTCGCCACCGTTTTAAACGGTTTGAGTTTTTCGCCCGTTCCGGCGGCATCGTCGCCGGTAATTGCGTTCACGTAGTAAGTTTTGTTCATCGCCGGGACCGCACTGATAGCAGCGGCCACGGCGTCTTTAATACCTTTCTCTTTATCCTGAAACATTGAAACAAGGCGAGTAGTTTCAGCCAGCAGTGCCGACATGCCCATAATAAATCCCCGGTTTATTTCTGTTTAAGTTGCGAAACTTCGTTTTTAAGCACCCGGATCGACTCACTCATTTCCGCAATTGAGTCTTTTTGCGCGATGTGCCCACGCATCAAATTCACCATGCCGGTCGTGCAGTCGCCCGCCAAGGCATCGACGGCCGCTGCCGCCCAGCCCCCTTCGTGGTACATCGGATAGACCGGGTAACGCAGGACCAAGCCGCCGGCGCCCTCGACCTTGGGCAGCACCGCGTAGATACCCGAGGCGCGCACCAGTCGAGGCGTTCCGGTGCTATCCAACACCCAGCGCGGACTCGCCCCGGTGTCAGCCGGATCGGGGTCTAACACCGTGTCAGAGAACATCTCAGCTGGTGTGAGGTAGTGCCGAGAACTATCACTGCGCCCGGTCCAGGCGGTTTGTGCGGTGGCACCGTCGCCGACCGTGGCGGCAACCGTGGCGATGCCGTAGGGGTTCCAACCCTCCAGCGGCGTGCGTAAAATCAGCTCCAACGGAATCGCATAACTGTTGCGATAGGTTTGGCCATCCGCCGCAAACGACGCCACCTCAGTGCGCGTATTGGACGCGACAAACAGCGTCGGGTCGTTGTAACTGCGCAAGCCCTTGGTGCGGCCGCTGGCATTTCGTTCGTGCCCATACCGGCGGTTGTAGTAAGCCGCGTTCAGCAGCTCGGGGCTGTCCCACTTGGTCAGCTTGGTCACCACGCCGCTGTCCGTGTACTGCTCGACCAAGTTCGCCCCGGCGCCGTCCAGCCCCGGCACCTTGGCCATCATTTCGTCTAGCAGGTCGATGGTCGGGCTTTCGTTGTACGCGCCCCAAGTCGGATCGGTCGACAACTCACGGTTGATACGAAACCGCTGCCGACGGGTTGACGCCACCTGTGGCCCTGTCAGGTTCGCGTGCCAACGCTGCAACGGCAAATCGAGCGGGGTAACGAGCTTTTCCACGGGGTAATCCCCGACGCTCCCCACGTCCGCGACCGAAATGCGATAACGCCAGGCCACGTACTGCGGCCGCCCGGTCTTGGACACTTGCCGCACTGATCCGGGGATAAACGACCCGTTTTCATTGCGCCCGCTGAAGCCGGTGGCCCCCATCAACAAGGTGCGCGACAACAGGTCGCGATAGCCGTTGATTTCCTCCAGATGGCGGAAGCTTTCAAAGGTGTCGTTCACCTCATCGGTCAACAGCTCCGGCCAGATTTCCAGCACCGAAAGGTTCCAGCGAAAATGTGGCCGGTAGTCGCGAATCGACGTGTCACGCGCAGCAAAGGCCCGGAAGTATTCGCGCATCTCTGCGACCTTCGCCGGAACGTCAGCCGCCGCATTCACCGACGCGGGGGCCGCTGGTGGGGCAATGTCCACCATCGCCAGGTATTTACCCGGCGCAGCGCTGCGCAAGCGGTAGTCGTTGTGGCGCGTCCTGACCATGTGGCCGTTGATGAAGGCCGCGATTTCACCCAGCCCGGGGGTCGCCAGCAGGTTCGGGTGGTTGTGCAAGTTGATGGCCGAATAAGCGCCGTCGAACGTGCGGTTGAACGACTCGGTACCGGCAGAACCGTATTGGCGACTGCCCAACACCCCCGACTGGCCAAAGGTGCGGAAAATCTCCGCCAGGTATTCCGACTGGCTGGACTCCGACACCCAGTCGGTTTCGATGAAATTGGCCAGCGGGTAGGTGTGAGTTTTGCCCTCCGCGTGTTCGGCCGACATGTCCTTTTTGATGTTGGTCAATTCAACATCGACGAAGTCTTTCACCCAGGCACGGGTCGCCTGAATGACCGACCCGTCGAGCATCAGCGTCACGTTGTCGGCATTGGTCGTGGTGAAGATCGTGCGGATACTGACTTCGCGACCGGCGCCGTTGTTGATCAACGGTTTGTATGACTCGGGGTATTTACCAATGGCATACAACACGCCGGTGTCGGTCCAAACGCCAACCTCGCGCACCCACCATCCGCCCACCGTTTCAGGAATGACAGCCTCGACCACCAGCCAGGCCGTGTTCACTTTGTCCTGATACAGATTGTTTAGGTTGCCCTCCCACACCTTCCGCTTCAGCGCAGTTTGCGTATCCACGGGGTTATAGGACGCGCCGTTACCATCACCGACGCTCATTTTTACCAGCTTGATCGGCTTGCCAGTGGCCTTGCATTCGGCTTCGTATTGAAAGCCGGCCTTGGTCAGAATTGTGTAGAACTCTTGCGCTGCCATCACACCTCCAGCGGGTAGATAGTTGTCAGTTCCACCCCGTCCGCGCCGACTGATTGAATCGTCGCGGCTTGCTGTTCCAGCTCGGTCATTTGCAGGGGGTAGATCGTGGTTTGCTCGCCAGAATCGCCACCTACCGAATCCACGGCAGGGTTAGCGTGCTGCTCGAGCAACGTCGGTTGAAGCGGGTAAAGCGTGGTGGCATCACCGGCGGTCAAGGTGCCAACGGCTGCACGCACCGTGCATTGCTGCTCGAAAGCGGTGACCTGCAACGGATACAGCGTGGTGTTTTCCGTCATCGTCGCCACACCCGCCGCCGCACGTTTGGTGTGTGTCTGCTCTAAGTGCGTTACGTGTAACGGGTAGATCGTGGTCACCTCGCCCGCGACAGATGCCGCGACGGCCCGGGATTGGCTACGCCCTTCAAGCTTGATATGGACGGTGGCCAAGTGAATCGACGCGCGCTTGTTCTGCTCCAGCGCGGCCATGATCCGCGCGTCCAGCTCAGGCGTTATCGGAACGCTGTCGGTGGCCAGGTCAAGCCGGAAGGTGCCACGCGGCAACGGTGGCACCGCGTCAAACCATTCCGTGACCTTCGGCGCTAGGTCGAACTCAGCGAGCGCTTGCTCGACCGCGCGCAGCGTCCCTTTGATCCGGTGCAGGTCCAGGGAACTGGCCACCGCCGCCCGCTGCCGCTGCTCAGACCAACTTGCCCGCCAATGATCGATGGACAAGTTCCAGGCCAACCAGGGCAACACCTCGACCGGGCAGGTCCAGGGGTTCCACAGGGTTTCCGTACGCACCGGAATGGCATCAATGCGCGCCGTGCCGGCGTCAATCTTGCGTTCTAACTCGGCCAGTTGTGGCGGTAGGATGTTCATCGGTCACCCTCCCGGCCGTAGCACCAGCTCATAGCAATAAGGCGCCTGCGACTTGCTGCAGCGAATGTCTTGCCAGCCATTCAATACAACCTCAGTCACCCCCTCGACCGTCAGTGCTGCGTCTACTGCCGACCGCACGACCTGGCCACCCAGCTTGTGCATTTGCGCCACATACACTTTGGCGCGCTTCTCAGCCACGCTTAGCGCCATTTCCGGGTCCAGCTCGGACGACACATACACCGTCGCATTCACGGCATAACGCACAATCTCCGCCGAACGCACCCGCACCCGGTCACCGAAGGGCCGAAACGGCTTCAGATAGGTGTCGACCGCCTTTAACAACGCGGGGCCGGCCTGGCCGTCGCCCGTGCGCCCCAGGACAAACAGGTCAATCTCACAGGGTTGCGGGCTGTCGACCGAAACGTCTTTGACCTCCTGGCTGGCATTGCGCGCATGAAAGCGATAGGCGCCCTCGGGGCCCGCCACCGACAGCCCCTCGGGGGATTCCTGCAAGCGCGCCCGATAGTCGTCGTCCAACTCCCCAGCGCGGCGCAGGATCGGGCTGCCGTCCGGGTTGCGGTAATAGGTGACACCGATGTGATCGAGCTGGCTGCCGTAGGCATGCGCCAATGTCAGCCCCTTGGCCTGCTCGTTCATTTCCTGGCGGATCAGCATTTCCCGATAGGCACAGGCCAGCACCACCCGATAGGCCGGGTCGGCCGGGCTGTTGTTCTCCACCCCGGCCGAGGCGGCGATTTCAGCGACAATGACTTCATAGTCGACCGTTTTAACGACGGTCAGAGGCGGCAGCAAAGCCGGGATTACGCCTGTCATTTGAGCAAGATCCTTTCCAATTCCACCGCGCTGGCTTTTCCCTGCTCGTACAGCAGGCCGTTTAGAAACAGCTCGATATGGTTGCTGGCCACCACCTCTACCCGCATCGTCAACAGCCTGAAGTCGTCCAGGCCATTGGCCTTGTTGTTAATCGCTTCAGCGAGCCGGACAAAGGCGTCCATGTGGAATTCCGAATCGACGTTTCGGTCGAGTAGTTCAAACAACCGGGAACCAAAGTCGCGGCGTCCGACCAGGCTGCCGATCGGCGTTGCTATGACATCGCTCAGGCGTTGCCACAGGTAGGGGATGCCGCCAATCAGGCGCCCTGTAACCCTGTCCATACCTTGCTTCATGCTTTTCTCACTGTTGCGGATCAGGGGCCGGGCTATTGCCGTGTTTATGGCCGTTGTATAGCGTCCGGTCGCCGCTCATGTTGCGCACGGCATCACCGACTTCGGCATCGCCTTTGATGTCGCCCGTTACGCGTAACGTGCCGTCGATTTCGGTGTCGCCGGTAATCTTGACGCCACCCGGGGCGACCACTTCGGCGCGACCGCCGGCGGGCAAGTCGAGGCGATGCAAGTGCGCTTTGCGGTCGTAGGACACCGATCCACCATCGCCGTACTGGATCAAGAACAGGTCGGGGTCGCTCGATGGCGCGACAAAGTCTTTGTGATAGCTGCCGGGTAGGATCTCGCCCAGGGCCAGGTCGCCCTCACTGATCACCGTGACCCCTTCACCCTCTTCAGGGCACCACCAGACAATCGCCTTTCCGGTCCGGATCGGCTTCCAGGGCAGCCAGCCGGTCGTCATGCCGGGCCCGTACTGGACCCGCGCGACGGCCTTGATGGGGTCGACCTCGACAATCTTGCCGCGCACCACCATTTGGGCAACGCGACGTTCCAGTTCTTCCAGGCGCTGCAAAACGTCCATCACGCCTCCGGCTGATCGTGACCTACGTGGTCTTGCCCTATGAACACCTCAAGCGCCGGACCATCGACGGGCAGTTCCCAGGCTTCGCCTACATGGGCCGTTTGCTTCCAGCTCACCAGCCAGCTCTCAAAACCTTTTTCGCCCGGGGTGAACAACCCGGGAAACGCCTCTAAATCGCCGGCGCGCTCCACGTAATCCAGCCCCCATCGGGCGCCATCGATCAGGCGCAGCAGGTGGGCCGCGAAGTTGCGCACCTCTAGCTGCACGTTTTCGGTCTGGGCGCTCAAGACACAGTGCGCGGTCCATACCAGCTCCATCGGCGTGCGGCCGCCCGTGGCGCGACCACTGGGGCGAATCTCGGCCAGCTCCAGCAGCACCGCCGGTGTCTTGATCGACTGGCTGTCCGGGTCCACGGGGTTGTACATGTCCACGGTCGTCAACCGCGCACCGAACCGCTCGCGTATGGCCGCGATAATCCGGTTGTGCAATTCGGTCAGGTCGACTTGGGATTCGTCAGGTTTTCCGCTCATGGTTCACCGCGTAATTGATTTCTTGTTCGATCAGCTCGGCAAACCGCGCCAGGGCGCGCCGCTCGTAACGGCGGAACACTTCGCCGGCCATGTCGGCCAGCGCGATACCGACCCGCACCACCGGGAAACGTCCCCGGTTGCTGCTGTCATTGCTGCCACCAAGATCAAGAAAGCGCTCACTGCCTCCGCCGTTCTGCCGACTCATGGCCGGCAGTTGCAGGCCCAGCGCCTGGGCGCGGCTTTTGCGAATCCAGACCCGTGAAACCCCGTCGTAAACGCTGCGATAGAACGCCCCGTCGAAGCGCCGGCCCGCGACCGTGGTGCCCTTCTTGCCCTGTCGGGGTCGACCCGCGTTCTCCGCCGGCAAAGGCAACGTGCCAAACCAGAGAATCGTCACTTGTTCGGCGCCAGAGCCGGCCGTGGTCGTGCTCCAGCGCGCTTTTAAGCTTTTCTGCGGCACCCGCAGGGCCTGGCTGATTTCGCGCGCCATACGCGTCGACAGCCAGCGCATGGTTTTACGCCGCGCTCGCTCGCCGGCCTTCGTCACCTGCTCGGGGGTGGCCTGAATCTGTGCGGTGACGCGGGTGATTTCTTGCGCGAAGTTCAGTTGAAAGTTAACGCCACTGGCTGCCATGGCTTCCGCCCTCCCCTACGACGGGTTCGTCCAGGCTGTCGGCCAGCCAGAGAGTCAGCCAGCCCGCACCGTCGGCATAGGGCGCGGGGCAAAAGTAAACCTTGTCCTTGATGGTCAGCCGCCACGCTTTGCTGATTCCGGCCAAGCGTTGATCGCCGGTGGTGAACACCGGTTGCCGGCGCTTGAACTTCAAGCCGCCAGAGTCGCTGGAGCCTTCTTTTCGATGCTCGAAATCGACCTCGGCATTGTCGAAAATGCCCTCGACATCGAAGCGCTCGCCCGCGTCCGTCAGCACCTGCGCCGTGGCGTCCTTACAAATCAGCATCGTTCGTTCAACAATGTTAAATCGGCTCACGACTCCCCCTTTTCGCATGCGAAAGCCGACCCGCCTGGGCGGGCTTTCGGCCGCGAAAAGCCCCGCACTGGGCGGGGCTCTCGACACAGCCTGGCGACGCTTAAATCACGTTTTGCAGAAGCAGACCGCACTCTTTGGCAATCACCAGTTCCTTGACCTGCTCACCGACGCGCAGGCGGTAACCGCCCTTCAGGCCGACGCTTTCGTCGTACCAGGTCCCGGCGAAGCGATCGTCATATTGCGCGGTAGCGCCCCAAGTCAGGGTCCCGGCCGGAATCTCGACGTTGGGCGCTTGGTAGGTGAAGGCGCAATGCCCGGCCCACACCCGTTTGACCTCGGCCGGCTTGCCCTTCTTGGCGATGTTCACGCGGCTTTCGCCAATGAACACGTTTTCGATTTCCAGCAGTTCCATCAGCTGGGCAATGCTCACCACACCTTTGTCGCCGCTGTTGCCGTGGGCCGCCGCGACCATGCTGCGGTTGACCCGCAACTGGGTCCACTCGGCTCGGCCAATGGTCAGCGTGTTCGGGCGCATCAGTGGGCCGTCGAGCTGGGCCAGCAAGAACGGCAACAGATCGGCGTCGCGGTTGCTGAACTTTTCCCCGGCCGCCAACGGTTTTCCGTAAGCATGGTTATCCGGGTTGAAGGTGGCCCGGGCGACGCGCACTTCGCGGTCCAACAAAATCAGGTCGGTCAGCGCTTCTGAGGCATGGTCGAGCGGGTCATAGTTGCTGTTGGCGGCCTTGTCGATGTCGCCTTGCGGGACCACGTCGTCCAGGCCGAAATCGGCAGTCGAGGCGTCCTTTTCCTCGGCGGCGAACTCGACTTCCTGGGCGGCGCCCTTACGGCTGATTTCAGTGTCGATATGGGTCAGGCGCTCGGCCTTGTCATATTCGAACCACTTGAATTGCTCACCGCCAACGGACTTACGCGGCATCACCTGATCAGCGATCAACTTGTCATTGCGATAGGCAATGACGATCCCGGTACGAACCGGGTCAATAGGAAACGGGGCTGGCATGCTTGAATTACTCCAGGGTCAAATTAAGCGGCCGGCACAAAGCCGCGCTCGATGAACACGCGGCCGATGGTGCCGGCGTCGCCGGTTTCGTCGGCGCGGGCGATGTAGGCTTCGCCGGGTTTCGCCTTCACTGCACGGCCGGCGATATCGGCGGTCAGCAGCTCGCCAAACGCAACAGCGGCGCCGTATTCCAGTTCGGTCGGGCCGTTACGGATCACGTCGCAGACGGTGCCTGCCACCGCGCCCAGGCTGCCGGTCACGCCCATCAATGGCGCTTCGCTCGGGCCCGCGGCTTGCTTGAATTCGCCTTCGACATCGTCATAGGCGGCAATGCGGTAAGGCTCGGCATCCGCGCCGGCACGACGGCTTTCAATGTATTGGCGCATCAGGCTTTGCTCCCTTGAATCATCCGCACAGCGGCGGACACAGAAATTTTGTTGCCCTTGGCGGCTTCAGCCGCAACCAGGGCGGTGGCTTCAGCAGCCAGCGCTTTCGGGTCGGTGGTGGTCTTGCCGGTTTGCGACTCGGCGCCGCCCTTGACCTTATTGGCCTCGGTATTGGCCGCGTCCTGCAAGTAGTCGGCACCGCCTTTTTTCTCGGCGGCGATGATCTGCGCAGCGGCTTCCGGGCCGCTGGTGGTGCCGTCCAGGGCCAGGGCCTGAATCAGCTTTTCGTGCCCGGGCAAGCTGTTGGCAAACACGGCGCTGACGCGCTGGGTTTCAGCGGTGCGGCCGGCGGCTTCGCCTTCCACCTTGCCAGCGGCGTGACCTGTCACACGGGCCGCTTCGACGGCGGTGGCCATGTCGGCCGCACCGGTGGCGGCAATGGCGGCGAAAGCGTCCGGGTGCTGGGCCTTCAGGGCATCAGCAACGGCGGCCGCCGTCGCCCCTTCTGCGATAGTCAGAGGCATGTGGTTTGCTCCTACGTTGGTCTTGACGGCGGTTGACGCCTTGAGTGGTTGAATCGGGCGCGACGACTGCCGGCCGCTTAGCTCGGCGATCAAGCCTTCCAAGCTGCCAAGGCGGTGCGCCATGCCCTGCTTTACTGCCTTGGCACCGATGAAGGTGCCGCCCCGGCCAAAATCGGCCAGGACCTTGTCGCGGCCGACACCCATGTTTCGGGTCACCGCGTCGATGAACACCGTTTCGAGGTCGTCGACAATGGTCTGTACGGCGGCCTGGCCGTCCTCGCTGGTCGGGTCAAGACGCTTGTTCGGCGCATTGCTCGACACGACTTCGATGCGTTGTTCGCCCTCGACCGGCGGCAGGATGCGAAACCCGGCCACCGTACCCACCGAACCCAGTTCGGCGGTCGCGTCGATCACCACTTCGGCACAGGCCGAAGCCATCCAGTACGCCGCCGAACAGGCTTGGCCGCCGACATAGGCGACGATCTTTTTCCGGCCCCGGGCCTGAAAGATCATTTCGGCCATTTCATTCAGTCCGTTGACCTGGCCACCGGGCGAGTCGAACCACAGCACCACGGCGCGGGCCTTGGGGTCTTCAATCGACGCCGACAGCGACTTGGCCAGCGCCTCGGTCGACGTGCCGCCGCAGATGTCGTGCATCCAGCTGGCATAGCGCGACACCACCCCGCGCACCTTGATCAGTGCCACCCCGTCGCGCAGCTCGACGGCAGGGGCCGACTTCAGCCCCTCCCCGTCTTGCGTGGCCAGTGCCTCTAGGCTGCCGGCCTTCAACTCTCGGCGGGCGATGGCTTCCATGTCGGCCAGCATCGTCGGCGGCAGCGCCCAGGCTTGTGAAGCCAGAAACTGCAAGGCCATCAGCTTTTTCATGCGTCCTCCCCTGGCAGCAAAAGGCCCCGTTGGCGGTTGCCTTCGGGGCCTTGTTCGACGTTGTCGTCATTGGGCGGCGCACTCGGCGCCTCCGGTTTGTACTTGCGGCGCTCCTCGATCACGCGCCGGTTGTTGATTTGCTCCCAGCCTTGGCCCAGCAAGTGACGGCTTTCCCGTTCGTGCGTGCTGATGCCGATCTTTAGCCGCTTCTCAGCCGCATTGACCGCCTTCAGTTCGTCCAGCTCGCCCAGATTGGGCCCGTGCCACAGCGCTTGGCAGTAGGCTCGGCGGACCAAAGGATCCTGAAAGAACCCCGGCAAGCGCAAACGCCCCCGCGCCACCGCTTCCGCAATCACGGTTTCGTAATACGGCTGGCACACGTCCACAACGAAGTTGGCCCGGTCGACCATGATGTAATGGGCGAACTGCAACAGTGCCGCCCGGCTGGCCGAGTAACTGGCGGTAAAGTGTTTGATCAACACTTCAAACGGCACGCCAATGGCGCCGCCGATCATTCGCCAGAGCGCCGTCACGAACGGGTCAAAGGCCGCATTCGGTCGCCCCGGGTTGGCCGTTTCAATGCTCTCGCCTTCGTCCAGCTCATACACCAGGCCATCACCCAGGCGCAGGTCGCGGGCTTCGTCACTGTCGTCATCATCGTCATCTGCTGCGCCTGTCCGGCCCCCTCCCGGCCCATAAGCATCCCCACCACCATCGCGGTCGGACTTGATGAACACGGTGAATTTCGAGCTAATCACCGACGCCATCAGTTCCGCATCGATGTAGCGCCCGGCCTGCTTAATCACCTCGATCACCGGCGCCAAATCAGGAATGCCCCGCGTTTGACTGGCCCGCATGTTGTGGTTGGAGTGAATCAGCACGTTGCGCCGGCTTTGCTCACCGAACAGTGGCACCCGCTGCCAGGACGCTTTCGAACGCAAAAAGCGCTTGGCCGGGTTGGTTTGCAGCACATGCACCGCCACGGCGGCGCCGTGTTCGTCTAGCTCGAAACCGCCCGACAGGGTTTCGCTGTCGGGTTTGTTGTTCGGGTTGCATACCCGGTCGGACTCCACCGACTGAAAGTGCGTCGCATACGGTGACCCTTCACGCTCGAAATGTGGCAGCAACAGAAACGCGTCGCCATTCACCCGGGCGCTATGGAACAGCTCGGCTTGCTTTTGAAAGAAGGTCTTACGCCGCGCGGCGTCTGCCTCCAGGCAATCGGCCGCCAGGTTGAACTCACGCAGCATTTGCGCCTGTAACGTCTCCGCCTGCTGGGAACTCAGCCCCAGGAACTCGGCGTCGATACTCGGTTCAGGCCGTAGCCCGGTGCCGATCACATAGACCGTCTTGGTTTTCATGGCGCCGTGGGCAATCGGGTTATTACGCTCCAAGTCGCGCGACCGCGACCGCAGGGTCGCCAGTTCGGGGTTAACGTCGCCGTCGGCATCTTTTTTCGAGGTAAACCACGATTTCAGCGCCGGGCGACTTTTCGACGCCCCGGCGAATGAATCCAGGGCGTCGAGACTCATCCGGTCCCGCGCGCGCTCCAATCCCGCTGAGGCGGAAAAGAAACCGACCACACGGTCGAAGACGTTTCGACTCATATCGGAATCCCTTGTCGAGCCACCGGCCCGCCGCGCAGGCTGCGCCGCAGGCGATCGCGTTGTGCATACAGGGTTTTAAGGTCCGCCATCTGCACCTTTCGCGTCCCGGCGGCCGTCGTCACCTCTACGTTTTGACCACCCTGCAGCACATCAAGAATGGCCTTGTCGATGGCGGCGATTTCCGCCCGAACTGCCCCACGGTTTCGGCTCATAGCTGGCACTCACTCACAGCCCCCCGGCGGCGTTTTTTCCGCTTTGGCGCCGGCGCTGCCGGTTCCGGTGGGGGTTTGGGTTTCTGTTTTACCCGCGCGCCATCAAGCGACGCAGGCATGTCCGTTAGGTCAGGCGCGGTTTCATCCGGCTGGTCTAGCATTTCGTCCCCCAGGCGCGGCAGGCGATGCACCTGCTCAAGATGGGCGGCTGTCGCCGCCAACACTTCAGCGTCGAAATAGTGGTTGTCGGTACGCAGCTTGTGCCAGAACACACGGCCCGCCTGGGTCACCAGCCGCGCCTCGGCGACCACCTGCTGGCAGTAATCGTCGGTCGCGTCTTGCGCGATGTACCAGGCGCCCGCATGTTCCACCGGCCATTCGATACGGGCATGCACCCAGCTTTTGAAGTGGTCGGTGTGAATGTGCATCAGCTTCAGCGGTTGCCGTTCGTGGCCCTTTTGGTCCACGTCAGCGAACTTGTATGGCTTGTCCTGTTGCTGCCGGCCCTTGGTCGGCACCGCGCGGCCGTAGTAGCGCCGACAGAACTGATAGACCATATGCACCGGTGCGGCCCTACCGCCGGGTTTATAGCCCGAATCGACCAGCATCCGCGCAATCGGCCGGCCGTCGTAGGTCGTTTCCAGCAGCGTGGCCAGGTCCTGCCACACCTGTTCCTGTTCGGTGTCGCCCCATATCTCGCCGTGCTCAATCAGCCACGACGAAAAGTTGTAGCCGAAGCCGCGCACCACATAGACCAGACGATCGCCTTGCACGTCGACACCGGCCAAGATCAGTTGCACCCCGCGCGGCACCTCACCAAAGGCATAGGGCCGGCGTAGCGCAGCAACCGACTGCCAGGCCGGCGCCTCGCCCTTGACCATGAACAGCTCGCCGAATGCTGTGTTAATCGCGGCCTGCATCCGGCCGGGCTCGCCCGACAGCATGGCCACCACGAACTTGCGCGCGCGCTGGCCAAAGGTCTGCCAGGGCGAGCACAACCCGGACACCCAAAACGACGCCGAAGTGTCTGCCTCCAGCGGCGCCAGGTAGGTACCGAATTCGACCGTTACCGTCACGCCGCCCTGCTCGATCTGCGCACCCGCCACGTTGAAGCCAACCAGGCGCTGGCCCGGGGCGACAAACACACCCCGGTCATTCATCCACTCTTTCGATTCCTCGGCGATCATCGCCGAGCAATGCGGACAGAACAGCCGGGCGTCGTCCAGGGCCTGCTTGGGCGTCGCCCCGTCGGGGATGTACAAGGTCGAAAAACGCGGAATGAAGTACCGACCACAACCCTTGTGCGGGCACGGCCAGGCCCATTCGTGCCGCGTGCCTTCCTGCCACAGCTTCCACACCGGCGAATGGACATCGTCCGACGGCCGCCAGCGCTCCAGGCCATCGTCATCGGTTTCAGTTTCCACGCTGCCAACGGTCGGTGTCGAAACAACCGTCACATTGCCGTCGATGAAGTTGGAAATACGCGCTTCGGCCAGACTGATCGGGTCGCCTTCGCCGCCGACGTTATTGCCCATACGGTCGCGTTCATCGACGAACACGTCGCGCGATGGATGCGACGCCAGCTCAGTCGCCGAGCCCGCCCAGCCGAAGCCGATGCGCTGACCGTTGATGAACTTTTCATTGATCGTGTCTTGCTTGCCCTTGGCCAGCGCCTCAAACAGCGACGGCACCGACTTCAGCAATTTGGAAAAACGATCCTTGCTCACCGACTCGACGTTCTTGCGAGTCGGGCCGATGTACAGCACCGGCCCCGGATCGTCGTCCATCCGCCAGCCAACCGCGTTTAACAGCACGCCGTCAGTCTTCGACATCTGCGCGCCCATCACGCCGGTCACCATCTTGAACAGCGGGTCGCGGATGGCTTCGGTGATGCCCTTGACCCAAGGTGCGCGATCACTATTCCACGGCCCAGGCTCAGGACTGCCCGGCGGCAGAACACGCTTCTGATTGGCCCACAGCCAGGCCGCACGCAGCGGCGCTGGCCGAAACACCTTGGCCCCCCGCTTAAGAATCCTCTTCAGACGGTGCGGCATGGATGTCTAGCGCCTCCAGCATGTCGGCCGCGACCGACATGGCCCGGGTCAGTTCGTCGTCGAATATCTGCAAGCCCGCCGCTTCATTACGCGCGGTGAATACTTTGGGAATCACCTTGCGGCCCACCGGGCGCAGGATCATCGCCATCTGTGTCAGTGCGCTGGCCAGGGTCTGCTCGACCAGGTCGATGTCGATCAAGGTCTTTTTCTTTTCGCCCAGCTCCAGGGCGCGCAACTCGGCCTCGGCTTCCCGCGTCTTGCGGTCGGCGCGCAACTTCATCAGTTCTTCTTGTTCCTTGCTGGTGGTTTCACCCTCAAGCGTGCTGCCGTCGCCCAGCTGCCTTGCCACTTCACGGGCAATCTCCCAGGCGGTGGCCTTGGCCATGTCGATGCGCATGGGGTCGCCCTTCTTGCCGCTCCCCTCATGCGGCAGCCCCTCGCCAAGCCAGCGCGTAACCGTCCGTTCGGACATACCCCGGGCGTCGGCGTATTCGCGTTTATTCAAAATCAGCGGCATAGGTCGACCAATGCGAAGGGGTGGCCGATTGCTTGGCCTATTTGTCCACCTTGCCCTCTTTTTTCCGAGTACACCGCACCAGTAAATTCAAGGGCTGCACGCGACCATCTGTTCAAAATTTGAACGATAAAGGTGGACAAAGGGCGCGCATTTCCAAAAACTGAAAAATTCGCGAGCCGCGCGGGCCTGACGACCGTAGGTTCAAATTTTGGAGCCAGAGGGACCCAGATCCATCTGCGCACCATCATGGCGCGTTGTCGGTGCCTGTTGCTGCATGCACGCCAGCACCTGGCCGGCGCAGGTCTTCAATGCGTCTTCAGTCACCAACACGGCATCCTTCCATTGTTCATTGACCAGCACCGCCGGGCGTGCCGGCAGGCGACAGGCCACCAGCGGGCAGGGTTGCGCCTGGCTTGTATTGGGTTGGGTCGGTGGTTTCTGGACGGGCGAACTGCACCCCGTAAGCAGCAGGCACAGCACCGGCCAAATAATCGGCGATAGCTTGGTCATTCTCTTTAAGCTCCTGTAGCGCGTTACGCGTAACGTCACCATCCCTAGCGATGGTCTGCGCCAATGATCGGAACAAGCGGTCAGCGGCCTGCGTTTGCTTCAGTTGGGTACGCTGGTCATCGATCACCCCCGCCTGTTCAGCGGTGCGCTGCCGCTCGGTTGTCAGCTGTTCACTGACATTGCTGCTGGCCTGTTCGGCCAACGCGCGGGCTGAATCGACGGCCTCGATGCGCCAGAGCGCCAAGGCCACGACCAGCAACGCGATACCCCAAGGAATCAGCCTCATGCCATCACCACTTGAGTCGGCCCGACCGCCAGAGCGGCAGCCAGAAGGAACACGGCCACACTCACCAGCGCGTCAGTCACAGGTCCCACGTACATAAGGTTTCCTCCAGGGCGCGGCGATGAATGATGCCGTCGCACTTGCTGCTCTTCAGCGCGCAATCCTTACCGGCCACGAATCGCCACCGCTTGAGTTGATCGCACGCTTGCACGTACTGCCCTTGGCGCAGCAGCTTGGCCGCTGTCGAGGCGCAGAACTTCGGCCCGCCGACGTTGTAGGTGAACAAGCCCCACCCCGCTTTCATCGATTCAGGCATGGAATCGGGGGTAGTGACACAGCGCGCAACGTCCTTCAGACCGATGTCGATGGCCTCACGGTTGCGGCGCATGCAGCCTTCGGGCGTTTCAACATCGCCCAGCTTCACGCCCTTGGTCACACCCCCGCAGATGGTCGGCACGCCACCAATGTCGAGATAGGCCCGCAAGGGGTTTCCCTCGACGATGGGGACCGCCACGTCCATCAGCTGATAGGCCGAGCCACCGGCGGCCAACACCGCCAAGAGCGCGGCCGGCAGCTTTATTTTCGCCATGCCGTCACCGCTGACGTAATCGAGCCAATCAGCGTGGCGCGCCAGGACGGGAACGCCTTGTCGAGCAATACCAGCAGGGTATAAAGCAGGGTCATCCAGCCGATTAGATGGCTAATTTCAAAGCCAAAAAGCGTGGTGCTGCTGAAATACGCCACCGGCGGCGCGGCTTTCACGACCGTCACCGCAAGTCCAGATTCTGTGCTCACTTTCTTGTCCCCATAAAAAAGCCCCGGCCGTTGAGGGCCGAGGCTTGAAGGTTGTTACCCCCGTATCGGGAGAGTGAAATAAAAAAACCTCACTGTGGCGAGGCTTATGAATAGGCACAAAAAACCCAACTCAACTGGCCGGGTTCTCGAAGCGTCGCGCTGCGTTCACAGCAATACACGCTGCTATAAAAACAAATCTATTACGCGCGGAAAAGCGATTTCTTCACTTTCACCTTCTATTGGCGATCCTGCTGCGGTTTGTGACTTTGAACCCGGAAAAAAAGTGACTATGCTGGTGCTCACACCTTCAGCCAGCCTAGAACCGACGAATAAAAATATGGAAAAAGTCCCTTCCACACTCTACAAATACGTAATACCTGCAAGAATTGACACATTGGAAAATCTAAAAATCAGATTTACGCAGCCTTCCGCGCTAAATGACCCTTTCGAATTCAACTTGACTTTTCAAGACATCATTACAGGAAAAGAGCTATATGATGAATTCTTATCTGTAGACCCTCAACAAAGAATCTCTGAGGCTATCGATAAATTACCAGAAGCGGAGCGAGCTATACTTTCATCATTAACACCCGAACAACTTGATCTTTTAAAACGTCAAGCAGCACAGAAATTTTTCAGCTTTGAGAACATGGATAAAATCAGGACCGAGCATATAAGCCCCCACACAACAGCTATCAAAGAAAAACTAAAGTCCGGTTTAGATAAAAGCATAGGAATTCTTAGCCTAAGCGCCAATGCTACTATCGCACCTATGTGGGCTAGCTATGCCGACAACTCAAAAGGCTTCGTTATAGGGTTCGATACAACGAACATATTCTTTCAACGAAGAAGATCACAATCTGACGAGCTCTATCATCTGCGAAAAGTAATTTATGAAGATATGCAACCAATCGATAGCATTTCAAAAATCACAACAAACATCCTCATTCAAAAAAACAAAAGCTGGGAATATGAGGACGAATGGCGGATGCTATTACCACTCAAAACTGCAAACACCAAAATCACTACTCCAGAGGGAGACGAAGTCTTTCTGTTTGAAATCCCAGCTGCTGCTATATCACACATTATTTTCGGGCTAAAAACGGAAGACTCTACAATCAAGGCTGTTCAAGAAGCAATATCAAAAATCGAATCAAACACTCACATCAAATTTAGTAAAGTCGTAAAGGGCACTACCAACTTTGCGATTGCACCACTTTAGTTTTCATTACTAAAATTTATAAATGCCACTAAAAAGTGGCAACTATAAAAATAAAATCTTTCAATCTGCGCTCAAATCCGGCGGCCTCGGAGCTTCATGCCGCCCCTCTTAATCCCCCAACAGCGCAGTCAATCCACGCTGCCCCGGCGCGGGCAAGTTCTCTTGTCTTCCCTTCACTTAACCCGTAGTGTTTGCCCACACGAACCATAGGCCATTTTGCACCGTAATAGAGCCAGATTATGTCGCCCATTTGTTGATCTCGAAGAGTTAACTTCGCCAGAGCCTCGTCAATAGCAAGAGCCCAATCATCAGTGATGCAGTAGCTCGTGCTCACGGATGGCTGCGGTGTCGCTTGGCGCATCAGCGCGAATGTTGGCGAGATGTAACCGGGGACCCCCATCCCGTCCATACGCCACCAGCCCCACTGTTCCAGTAAGTACTCGGTATCACCCAAAGGCCGTCCTGCCGGCTTGCGAATCATCATGCTCTCAATCCCCTGTGTAGTTCGACCCGCCTGCTCCCAGACGGTTGTTCGATTCGTAGTGCTTTCCGATACCGATGGTCGGCGCACGCTTCAATGCATCAACCTTCTGCTGTGCCTCCTGCAACTTGAAGCTCAATTGCATAACCAAGTCATTCAACTGAAGCGCCTCACCGGTTTCGGCGACGACCCACCCCGAGGCGTTGCATTGGATGCAGGCTAGGTCGTAGAAAACGCCTTTGACGACCCCCTTCCCTCGACAGGTCTGGCACTTCGCCAACTCGATCTGCGGCGCCTGAAAGGCGGGGCCGTGAGTCTTTTTATCCATTTTTAAACCTCGCCTATGGTTGATTCTTGATTGGCCTCGCAGGCCTTGTGTTTTGTGGCTTCCAGCGCTTTACCGGAATCTCCGAATCTAACGCCGGTCAACATATGAATCTGGTCAAAGCCCTTCGTATCTAGATGCGCGTGCCACTGCTCCAGTGCATCGCGCTTACGGCTCATGACGTCCGACTGGATGTACACCTTCACGTTGTGGCCCATGGCATGGTTGATCAGCAGCTCACCGATCAGGTGGTCGACGCCAAGGTCTGCCCAACCGGTGCGGGCGACCTTGCGCAAGTCATGGCTGGTCCACTCGCCCTGCCCCAAGCGCCCGAACACGGCACTCGCCTGCCCTTCACTGAGCGCTTTGCCGTTGCGCGACGGGAACAGGAACTGGCCGTCATATCCTTTGGCTCGCTGAATCTCGCGATAACTGATCAGCACCTTGCGCACCTGTTCGGTCAGCGGCAGGTGATGCTCGACGCCGGTCTTGGTATGCTCGGCCGGAATGAACCACTCACGCTCCGCCAGGCTGATGTGCGACCACCGCGCCTGTCGCGTTTCACCTATGCGCGTGCCATGGCAAAGCATCATCAGCGCGAGCAGCCCATCTGACGGGTTGTTCGCCATGGCACCGAGCAAACGTGTCATGAGGTCTTGAAGCTGGGTGCTGCGCAACCGGGAAGGCTTGATACCCACCTTCGCCTTGGAGAAGTCACTGAACTTGACGGACGCCATGGGGTTGGACGAAATAAGGCCCAACTTGAACGCCTGTCGGAAGGCCAGGGCCAGCAGCTGAAACACCAGGCGCACGTAGTCGATGGAAATGCTTTCCTGCAATGGCCACATGAGCTGACTGTCAAGGGTGGCCTTGTCGATACCGGTCAGCGGCAGGTCGCCCAAGCGCGGCATCAGGTGGCACTTAATGGCCGAGGCACCGGTTTTTTTGCGTTTCTCGGACAGGTTACGGTCGCGGGCCATTCGATCGGCATACCAAGCCAACAACTCACCGGTAGTGACCCAAGTTGAAAGC